GCTAATTCCGAAGCAGCGAAGGCTTTAGAAGAAAGACTAATAGGGATAAGAAGGGAAAGAGATGAAATAAGAAAATCAGCTTCTACAGTAGCTCCTGACACTGAGAATGACAAAAAGGCTGCCCTAGCAAGAGCCTTAGCTGAAACAGACGCAGACTCGGCAATAAAACAATCCAGAATAGACTCTTTAAATCAGATGCAAATTTCTAAAACTGAATTTGAAGCATTTGAAGCCGAAAGAGAATTAGCGAGAAGAGAGCTACAGGGAACACTTAACCAACAAGATATAGAGTTGTTTATTGCTAATGAGCAATTAAAGATTGATGCAAAATTTGCAGCCGAAGAGCAAAAAGCTTTGTTAATACAAGACAGTCTTACGAGGACTCAAACTCTTGAAGCAATAGCTGCAAAGAAATCAATTGATATAGAAAAGTCTAAAATAAACGCAGAGACTCAACTAATAAGATCTCAAACAGCTGAGAAGCAAAGACAGCTTCAAATTCAAGGCAATTATATTCAAACGGCTGCTAACCTTGCAGGTGCATTTGCAAAGGAAGGGTCTAAGGCTTCTTTTTTAATTCAAAAAGGTGCTGCAGCTGCGGCTATATATGTTCAAGATGCGCAGGCAAGAACGGCAGCTTTAGCTTCAGCAATGGTTGCTTCTATTGGTCTCCCATTCGGAGCAAGAGAAGCTTATATTGCCTCAACAACAGCTAAATCGAACGCTTTAATTACCTCAAACACAGCATTGGCAGCCTCAGCATTAGCAGCTTCATCAATTAAAGGATTTGCTGGTGGGGGTATCGTGGGAGCAACTACTGGGCCAGACAACAGAATGGCAACTATTCGAGACGGAGAGATGGTATTAAATGCTGAAGACCAAAAAAATCTTTTTAATTCAATAAAGTCTGGCAGCCTTGGAAATGGTCAGATAGTTTTGCAAATAGATGGTAGAAATTTAGCCTACGCAATTAGAGATCAAGTAAGACAGGGATTTAAACTTGAATAATTTACAAGGTATTTTATAATGTCATGCTTAAAATTCTTTAACGATAACCTAGTTACAGAGACTACCACCATAGGAACGCCTAGCACTGTCAATGCAAGCTTTCCACTATCTAATCTGAATGATCCAAGAAGGACTAAAGTCTTTAGAACAACTTCCAATAGTGGAAATATTGTATTTGATTTTGGGTCAGCTAAAGCAATTGATTCTATTTTTATAGTAGGTAACTCACAGACTGGTTTAGGGATTAATTCGCTAACCTTAGAGCTAAATAGCTCTGACTCGTGGGGTGCTCCTGCATTTAGCCAGGTTATTAGTTTAAGCTCTGAGTTTAATCAGGGGATAGCATCTTTCACATCTCAAACATACCGTTACGCTAGAATTGTATTCACATCTTCAGCATCATTTTGTGAAATCTCTAAGCTGTTTATCGGGCAAGCAATTGATCTAGACAGGGGTCCATCATTTAATTGGACATATAAAAGTGAAGACCTATCAAAAGTAACAGAAAACCGTTATGCACAGAAGTTCGTAGACATAATTTCAAGACGCAAAAGACTATCTCTTTCACTCAGTCTTTTAAATAAAGACCAAATGGAACTATTTTTTTCATTATATGACTCTAAAGGTTTAACTTATCCATTCTTTATAGAGCTTGGCTCTGATAACATGATAGATGACCATAGGCGTTTTAGCGGATTAGTTTATTTGAATTCTATTCCGACTATTACAAATACTTATTTTAATCGCTATTCCTTAAGCATCGAAGTTGAAGAAGGAATGTAAAATGAACAATGATCAAGAGTGGCGTAATAGACTTTTTGCAGAAATTAAAGAAGTACAATCTGATGTTAAAGAAATTAAAACAGAGATGATGAGTCTTAAAATAAAAATTGCTGGAATTAGTTCTGTAATCGGTTCAATTATATCACTAATAGTTAATAAATTATCATGAGCACATTTGAAGAAGAGTCTAGAAAGACAGCAAGCGAAAAGATAAACCTAGTTACTCTTGAGTCAGTTAAAGAAGCAAGAATTTTTGCCCTAGTATCTGGAAGCATTTATAAAAGATCGGTAGAGTTTTTTGTTTCTGGCGTTATCGAAAACGGTACAAACTTAACACAGGTTTATTCTGAAGCGTCATTAGTAGCTGGTTCTTTTTATTATAAAATAGAAACTAAAGAGCTTTTTGTTAGAACTACAGGAAGCGTTAATCCTAAACAGGTTAATGATCTAAATATAAGATATCGTCATTTCTTTTCAAATAAGCCTTTAATACTTCCTTGGGATTTAAGCACAGGACAAGAAGTTGAATGGCTCCCATTGGTTAATTCTATTGGATCATTAGGGCAACAGCTTGACGATGAGGCTACCGGAATAGTTTTAGAATCTAACTCAAGTATCACTCTAATAAACCAGGGCTTCTTTGATTCTCTCTATGACACAATGATATGGGAGAATAAGTCAGCTGTATTTTATGCGTGGTTTGAAGGCTTAGGGCTTGGAGAAATTAAAAAGATATTTGATGGAGTGATAGACTCTAAGGACTATACCCCAGGGACAGTATCTTTTAAGGTTAAGGACTTTGTTTTTAAATTAAGAGACCAGATTATTCATGAAAACTTTTCTTCTCTTGACGGTGTAATAGCTGACTCAATAATTGGAAGCCCAAAAAGAAGAATTTACGGTCAGGTTAAACAAGTAAAAACTGTTGGCTGTGATTTAGTAAAAGACGGCTTTCCGGGTGTTGGGACTATTACTATCGACACAAGTCTTGCGAACCTATCGGGTACAGCATCTGGTACATATCTGGCCAATGACATTAGTGGTACAGTTTCTGGAACGATAGGAACAAGAGTTATTACTGGGACAGGTACAAACTTTACAAGTGCCCTAGCGATTAATGATAAAATAAGAGTAACAAATGGGCTTGCAGTTTACACGTATACTGTTGAGTCGATAGCTTCAGCTACGTCACTAACTGTTAGTAGCAATATAACAATATCATTTACTTCCTTTACAGCTAAAAATTCTTCACGTGGGAATAGTAAAGTTTACGGTATTGGAACATCTTTTCTATCACAATTACAGCAAGGCTCTAGTATACGTTTTGTAAATGGATCAACAGAGTATAACTATAAGATTGAATATGTTGATTCTGATGTTGAGTTAACGTTAACTAACTTCATAACAATATCATTTTCGAATTTTACAATTATAAATACTGAAGTAAAAAGAAATGTTGTTACTGGTACTGGTACTCAATTCTTATCGGATCTCTCTAATGGTGATTTAATTAAAATAAACGTAAATGGAGTACAAGTAACAGGGAAGGTTGATTCTATATCATCTGACACTCTACTTACTCTTGCTGACGAGATCTTGGAGCCTGTTAATAGTCTTTCATATATTGTTAACCCAGAGGTTCATTACTGGAGGAATAACAGAAAATGGCATATCGCAGGACACAAACTTAGAGAGCCTATAACAACAATAGCTAACGTAAAATCAAATAATAGATTTATTTTAAACGACACAACTGACATTTTCGCTGGGGACAGGTTAATTGTTAATGGTGATTTTGTCGTAGTTCGTAGAATTATAGGGCTTGAGTTAGTAACTCAGACGGCCGTTTCTCCTGTCCCAACAGAGGGAGATATTGTTACAAAACTTCCTGTCCAAAATGTTTATTTCGGTTTTCAGGAAATGATTTACGAAAGAGATTGGACTTATACGAATAGCACAGAGTCATATATAGAATTTAATGAAGATGCTGAGTTTAATGTAACCAATGAGAAAATACTAGGTGTATCCCTGCAATTTACAAGCGGATCAAGATCACTTGTAACTTCTGGTATAGTAGACTTCAGAAGTGCACTTAAGGTTAGAGACAGGATAAGAAAAAATACAAATATCTCAGGTGAGAATGATTACTATGAAATTGCAGATGTTAAAGAGCAAGAAATAATATTAAGATCACCCTACACCGGATCAACAGAAGTTCAAACTGCCTATATTAAAAACATTACATTTATAGATGATGATTCTTTAATAACTGTTAACTGTCTCGGAATGGAGAAGGATGGAGTATGGATAAAAACAGCTTCGGACGCAGTTAAAGATATTGTAGTAAATGATGCTGGGTTTACATCAATAGACTCAGCAAGTTTTGATAAGGCCATTGCTGACTGTGACTACACCCTCTCTCTAATAACTCCTGTAAAAATAGGGGACAAACCAGAAAAGGCAAGAGATGTGCTGACTAAAATCAATGAGTCAGTGTTCGGGGCTTTATTTATTAATAGCGATAATTTAATTTCTTATTCGATTCTAAACTCAGACAAGACTAGTATCCCTGAAATGGTATCAGATGATGATATTATTTCGTTTAATGCTGACTCTGTTGGAGCTTACTACAATAAAATCTCTCTAAATTATAAGCCGTTTACGGATCAATCTAGTGGAGAGGATGCTTTTAGTAATATTCTTTTTGAGTCTTCGTTTGTTGATAATTATTTAAAGCTTAAAAATACCTTAGAAAAAACTGTATACCTATATGATGATTCTAAAGCTTTAATCATAGCTCAGAGACTTGCCCTCTTTAACTCACTAAGTAAGACTAAAATAGTACTTCGTGGGAAAATGAACTTCTTTTTAAAGTCAGTCGGGAGCCTTTTAACATTAAAGCTTGATCGTTTATTTGCAAGATTCGGGCAAGGTGACAAGAGAAGAATAAGTATCGTAACAGGGGTTAAAAGGTCTCAATACGACACAGAGCTAACACTGTCAGATCTTGGAAATGTTTTTAACCGAGTTCCGTCAATAGCAGAAAACACTACACCGAACTATGCAAGCGCATCTGATGATGAAAAGCTGCTTTATGGCTTCATCGTTGACAATGAAACTAGAACGCCTGAAAATAGTAGTGAAACTGGTTTAGGCAATAATCTAATAGGATAATAATGGCTTTTACAACTATTAACCCTTCAGCGATCCAAGTAGGAAGCGCAGTCAAAAAAGACCTATGGGACGTTGTTAAGGACGATCTAGACGACTTGAATACTAGGGTCAATGCAGTTGAAGCTTCGGCTCCAAAGATTAAGGTTATTGAGTTTTATTGTGTTAATGCTTCATCGTTCCAGACGGCTACAGGGATCTACTATTATAAATCTGTTGATAACTTCACCCTTACAAGTGCTTTTATTCAGATTTTTGAGAAAGGTTCATTAACAGGGACTTTTCAGGCTGATATTTTAAAAAGCACAACAAACTTAGACGGGCCATCATTCTCAACAGTTTTCACAACTAAGCCAAGCATTAATTTTGCAACAGCTGTGAACTATGAGACATCGACTAATCAAGTTTTTGATCCAACAAAAGTAAGTATTTCTGTTGGCAACTATTTACGATTAGATCTGACTCAACTTCCTACAAGTGGAGTTATGAGCAAGTTTTTAATCACGGTATACGGAGAGTAATATGGCAGCACCTTATATAGTTCCATTTAATTTTCAGCCAGCAGCAAGCGGCGTGGCTTATGATTATTATACTCCATCTGCTGGAAGGTATGCAGAAGTGCTTATAAGATCAAGCAAGGGTAGTGTTTTAAAAAATGGCAAAATGATTATCTCTAATCCAGACTCAGGTACTCTCTGGAGTACTGGGGCTGGAAATCTTTCAGCAACACCCTCAACAAAATACACGGTCCCGGCTAACGTGTATTTCACCCTTGTTTATCTGAACGTAACAAGAAACGATGGTTCGGCAGGTAACGCAGTTTATACTTTTAAATGCGTTACTTCGTCTGGTGATACTAGATTTCTTATAACAGCAGTTGCTCCTAACAATATCGTGGTTCAAACTGCAAATGTTCCATGCTTTGCAGGTGATGAATTGCAAGTTTATTGCAATGCTGGCTTTGAGGGAATATCGCAGGCCAATATTGGATTTGTCGGAACATCTACTGAGGTATCTTTAAAAACAAGACTAAAGCAGGGAGACGTTATAGGTCTTGACCTAGCATCAGCAACAGGAAAAAATTTAATAATAGATTATGTTGAGTTTAACGAAATTTCTTAAGGAACAAAATGTTTATTATTTTTGTTGATAATTTTGCTTTAGGTCTATGGTCAACTATTATTGATAAAAGCTTAATAGATACGGCAATAAATGAATCAAATGCTAATGAAAAAAAAATAACAATTGCATATTATTCTGTAATCAAAAACGCTCCTGAGTTTTATTATTTTGATGAAAATAAAAACTTAGTCATTCAGAAAAAAGTAATATTAACAACTCAAATTCCAGTGCTAGACAAGAATGGATATCAAGCATTTGATGAAAATCAAAATCCTGAATATCAAAAAGAAGAAGTTGTTTCTTTTGATGATGAATTTAAAATAGGTGCAACTATTTTTTGCGGTATGTAATTTTTTAACAGCCTCTATTAGTTGTTTTTATTTTAAATGCCATGGATGCAATATGTCAGAAGAAAAATTAAACACTGAAAAAATATCATCACTAAAAAGAAAAAGAACAAATGAAGTTTAAAACTAAAGAAATAGAAAAATCATTTGAAAATGTATCATCAATTATTAAGCGCATAGCTTTAGAAATGAATGACTGGTCTTTACAGTATGATCTAGAGAGCATTGTTATTACGGAAGCATTTACGACTATCGAGCATGACAAAGCAGTAGGCAGAAAGTCCTCTACCCATAGAGAGGGAAGAGCAATTGATATTAGGTGCAACAATTGGAAGCCTGACAAGCTTGCTGATTTTTTAATTCTATTTGATGCTAAATATCGCAGGTATGGAGCTCTAGTTTCAGGTGATCAGAGAAAGTTTGTTGTTGCTCATGGTGAAGGTGCTAACTTACATATACACGTACAAATTGGTAGAGACATAAAGGAAGGTAAAAAGTGATTAATACTATCGTAGAACATAAAGAAGTTATTCTAGTGGCATTGCTTGCCGTATCTGAACTGCTAGCAGTTATTCCAAGCGTTAAATCAAACTCTGTTTTTCAGCTAGTTTTTAACGGATTAAAGAAAGCCAAAGAGTTTCTGACTAAGAAAGCTGAGTAATGCAATTTTTTGCTATTCTTTTTTCATTATTAAAAGCCATCCCTGTTATTGACAAGTGGGTAGAGCTTTTCGTTTTGAATTATTTAGGATGGAAAAAATCACGGCTTATTGAGATTAATAAAAAAATCATAAAAGAGTCTTTGGAACTAAAAGATCAAAGGAAGCTTGAGGATGAAGAGCGCAGTGGTAGGAATAGTGGGCTTGGTACTGTTGTTGAGTCTTTGCCAAGGTTGCGTATCAAGAAGCAGGATTAGGGCTTCTATATGGCTTGGAATAGCTATACCTGAAGAAATCTGTAACAAGGCACCAGAGATTAAAAGTTACGGGCTTTATAGAAAGCTTAATAACGGAAAGTTTGAATTTATATCAATCTGTTCCGATGGTTTTGAAGACTTTTTCTCAATGCATAAAGATGATTTTGAAAGGATACTTAATGAGTCAGGGACAAGGTAAAAGAGCATTAACCAAAAAAGAGCAAGCTGACTACTGGCAAGAAAAGTACTTAGAAGCCAAAATAAATGGTGATAAAACAAAAATTAAAATGTTTGAAGCTATTATTTTAAAGCTGGGATTTAAGCCTACGAAGCTCTAGCTGTTCTTGAACTATCTCTAGAGAGTCAGCTATAAAGGCAACTCCACCACGATCATTAATAGTATTTATAAAGGTAACCTGATCAGGGCTTGCGAGCTTAAATAACTCTTCTTGTGTCCTGCTTTTAATTCTTAAAGTCTTTTTGGATACGTAGGGCTTCTTTACTTCTATTGCCAAGAATCTTCCTTCAAACACTCCCAAAATATCGGAAACTCCATTTATATGATACTGGTTATTTGATTTTCTAAAGATACCTTTACGGGGATCAAACACCCCAACAGTTTGAGACTTCCATGCAAATATTTTCCTGGCTCTTAAGTATGCTAGTAACTGATTTAACAGTTTGAGACTTCCATGCAAATATTTTCCTGGCTCTTAAGTATGCTAGCAATTGATTCTCTATTTGTTTTTCAGTAATTGTTGACACGATACTCCATTATGACATGATTTAATTGTGTGGGTTTGGTAGTGCTTAGATCATGGAAGAACTAGGTGCTACTTTCTTTTAGTGCTTCTTTAATAGTATTTCTATGGATTAAATTCCATTCTTTAAATCTTTCGTTTGAATCCCTGTGAATTTCTCCCACAATAGGACATTCAATTAAAGCTTCACGTAGCTTTTTGTTTTCAGCTTTTAAATTGTTTATAAATTTATAAAGCTCAGAAACACCTTGATAGCTCCCTACGACAATCGGGTTAGGTAAATTTCTTTCTGCATAAATTTTTGCTTCGCCTATTTGCCAAGTATCTTTGTCTTGGTCGTTCATTTTAATTTCTCTTTCATTACACCAGCGACAAACTCTATAGCATCCTGAAAATTGTTATAAACAAAAGTCTCATCGTCATGCTCATTAATACACCGGACAATATAGCCATTTTCAACTTTTTCTATTCTAACTTCGCTCATAGCCACCTCTTGATATTCTGCGAGCAAAAATAATTTACGGAATATTGATTTTTTTCAGCACTTGGGAAATTGCTTCCATGAGAAAATCCTACTAAGTGCAAATACTCGTGAACCGTCAGCCCTATTAATTCAGACAAATTAAAAGTATCCAATTTTCTTAAGTTCAAATGAATGGCTGTTCCATCTGAGTAACCCATGGCTTTTGACCAGGGAAGCTTTGGACGATAAGTAAAAACAGGTGCAATTGTTTTGCAGTTTAAGATTTTATTATAAACCTCAATACCAGTACCAGAATTGTATTTAAAATCATTCTTTTCTTTCATCTCCTGCATCATTAAAGATTCTGGCTTGAAAAGATTTTCTGCTATCAGGATGGCAGCCGCAACATCTTTACTTAAAACATTATTTTGAAAACGTTTCATTTATTACTCCTCGTGACTTTGGATTAGATATATTAATGCTTCTATTTGTCTTTGCTTTTCACTAGCACCAGCAGCATAAGCAGCAGAAGCACCAGCAGCAGCATTAGCATAAGCAGCAGAAGCAGCATAATCAACATAATCAGCACCAGCATTAGCATAAGCAGCATAATCAGCATAAGCAACAGCATTAGCATAAGCAGCATAAGCAGCAGCAGCAACAGCGCAGTCGATTGCGAAAACTTCTATTAAGAAACGGGGGATTAATCTTAAAGATACCCATAATTTATCATTATGAGTTAATTCATTTAAGTCCAAAAAGTCTTCTAAGCTACCTTCAAAATATTCATAATGGTGAAAATAATTTTCATATCTATCGAGGCAAGGTACAAGTGATTTAATAACTTCTAGGTCTACTAATATTTTCATTTTTTTCCCGATTGTTTAATTATTTCTGAAAAAAACTCTATATCATGAATAACCATAGACACATCTGACTTAAGATTAGATGTGGTCTCTAGTGGTTTAATAGATCTAGCAACATCTAATGTCATTTCAAAAACTTGCTTTTTAACTTCAGGACTAACGCTCTTTACTTGTGTGTGATTAATCCCTAATGATTTATAAACTTGATAACAAGTGTTGCTTAGATGATCGGTGTACTCTCTATAGTTCATTGCGAATAATCCTGAGACATTGATTAAGCTTGTTGTTAGCAAGCTCACGATCAAAGTTAATTTCTTCAGTTGCCTTCTTCATCCCTTGAATCTTCCCAACAGAAAAAGCAAAGAAGCAAAACGAGCAAACTAATAGAAAATTAAAACGCATACTTAATTCCCTTTTCAGTATTAATCTCTAAAACTAAATGGGAGTTTATTGGCCTACACAGTGCTTTGCCGTTAGGAGATACTCCAAGATATGTCCAGTCTGTACCGTCTTCTGTTAGTGTAAACATACAATCTAGATACTTACCTTGGGACATTAACTCGTGAATAGTCCTAGGCTCATTTTCTATATGCTTATTTGCAAAAAAATAGATCATGTCGGGGACGATGTAGGAAGGTATAGAGTTTAACGTTAGTACAAATTTTCTAACCTCTTCGCTAGTAGTTCTAAAAGATGCTAATAAGTCTTTAATATTTTCCGGATTTAATTTAATTGCTACTGCTAAATCTTTTAAGTTCATCATTTAATACCACCTTTTTTTAAGTTCTATCGCCTGTAAATTCTGTTTTGGTAACAACTACCTGAGTATTTTTAACACCGTCTTTTTCGTAATAATCAAGAACACCGTCAACATATAGCTCCTTGCCTTCACTGAGATACTTTCCTAAAAGCTCAGCAAGCTTTCCGTAAGACACACAATTGTGAAAAAGAGCTTTATCCTTTTCACCTTCGCCCTGTCTCTTGTAGGTCATGAGAGTAAAGAAGGTAATATGCTTACCATTTTTTGATTCAATAGTTTTAGCATTGTAACATTTGCCTAGTAATATGACTTGATTAACACCTAACATCTCTAGTTCCTTTTATTAGCTTCCTCTATTAATTTAGAAGCTTCAGCCTTAGTTATTTCATCATTAAATTTAATTCCAAGTTTTCTCAAAAAACTCTTTTGAGCGTCACTGGCCGGGAAAGTGGCTATATTTTTAGGCATAGTTTCAGAGATGTTAAAAGCAGGCTTGGGTTGATCTTGTTTCTTTGCTGCAAACATATCAGGTCTAGAAACAGAGTTCCCATCATCATCCTCGTCAGATGTTGATATACCCAAAAGAGCTTGAAGCTGATAACGCTTGTAATAAGTGATAAGAGAGCCAAGCTTTTGTGGATCTGCTAGAGTAGGCATAATCATTTCAGAGTTAATACTTTCGCCAGAGACATGAATGAGTGTAGTGATAAGTATTGTTCTATCACTGTCTACTCTCATAGATTGATAAACAGCTAGATCATTAGACGCTAGCAATGGTCTAACAACGTCTAAAATCCCAGACAGGGTAAGATAGTCAGACTTAAAGAAAGGATTCTGTGCGTCTTTTACGATAGGCCTAAGAGAAGAGTGAAACTTGATTAGAGACTGGTTTATAGATTTCATTTAATACCTCAATTGCTCTGTCGAGCGGTTTAATGGTTAGCTCTTTTAGTAGATCTTTTTTATTCTGTAAAGCACATTTGCAATGTCCAGAAACAACCTCACATTCATCACTAAAAGAATATAGAACTTCAAACTCTTTACCGCATCTGTGACAAATTAATATTTCCGAAGTCATAAATCCTTATGTTTTTTATAATGTATAATATTAGCTTAAAATTATGCTGATGGTTAAGAATTTGTAATTATTACACTATCTATTAATTAGATGATTACTATCTAAAAATTAGATTAAGCTGAAAATTTACAAAACGTTACGACTTGTTTTAAATACTAATTACCGTCCTATGTGATTCTTGGCTCGACATTGATTGAGAGAAAGAGACGGGTGATACTCTCATGAAACCTCAGAACCAAGCTCATTTCAAACGACGGGAATAATACCGTTGACCAACACTTAAGCCTCAAGATGAGGGGAACAGCTTCCACTGGTGATGTTGCATACTGAATAGAGGCAAGAGAGATTAATCTTAGTTTAAAGACTGTGCTAGAATCATCTCCCTTTCTCTTCTATTGTCTTCACTCAAGGAATATTTACTTTTAACTTTGATCTTCTTTCATTTTCCCGCCCGGAGCTAATTAAAAAAGCTCAAGGGCTTCTTCTTTCACTTCTCTTAAATTAATGTAATTTTATGAAAAGAAAGCCTGAAAAATATAATAAATTTAAACTAAAATACTGCGTAGCCTGCGGTCATAGTGGTTCTTTTTACCCTCTAGATATTGATCATGTGATAACTTTTAAATCTCACCCTGATCTAGCTAATGATCCAAGAAATTGTTTAACTCTATGTAGAGCTTGTCATACTTCTAAAGGGCAAAAAGGCTTGAGCTATATAGTAGATAATTCTGCTACAGTTAAACGATGGCTTTTATCTCATGGATGGTACTTCGATGAGTTTTTAAAGAAGTGGAGATTAGATAAGATAGAATAATGCTATACTTTAATTTAATTTAGGTTAACGCTTAAAGAGTGAAAGAAAAACTTCATGAATATGTACAGAAGCTAAAAGAATTATCGACTGATCTTGGCAGAACGCCAACATCTAGGGAGTTTATAGCTTCGGGAGTTTCAGGAAGAGTAATTACAAGTTGTGGCGGATATAATGAGCTTGTTCGTCTTTGTGGCTTAGATTTTAACACTTCAAAATACACTAACCTTCCAGCTCCTATAATTGGAAGACCACCTAAAGTTTTAATCTTTGATCTAGAAGTAGCTCCTGCGATAGCCTATACGTACAATTTTAGAGAAGCCTTTATTCACCCCGAGAACATTATTCAAATGCCCTATATTCTCGCTTATTCAGCTAAGTGGCTTGGGTTTGATGAAATATATTATGGGGACACAAGAAACACACCTCGAAGCGATAAGAAGCTATTAGAGAGTCTCTCTAAGCTACTTAAAGAAGCTGACTATGCTTGCGGTCACAACATGAAGCGTTACGACTTACCTACTACTAGGGGTAGGATGATTATAGAAGAGATGCTTCCCGTTAAAAAAATAGAGATTATTGACACTTTAAAGATAGCTTTAAGACATTTTAAATTTCCATTCTATAAGCTGGGAGAGTTAGCAAAGTATCTTAAGTGCGATCTTAAGAAGCTAAGCCATGCCAAATTCCCAGGTTCATCTCTATTTACAGAAGCCGACAAGGGTAATCAGGAAGCTTTTATTGAGATGGAGGAGTATTGCAAGATGGATACTCTGGTAACTGAAGAGATCTTGAAAAAGTTAATGCCATGGGAGCCATCAGTTAACTTTCAAATGATCGAGCAAAAGATAATTTGCAGCTGTGGGGCTGAGAAGTTTATCAAGGACGGGATTTATTATACTAACTCAGGGGCAAAGCAGAGATTTGTATGTACTAAATGTGGGAAGCTCATGACGCATAAAGAGAATTTAATAGATAACAAGATTAGAAAAGAGCTTTTAAAATAGCATTTCTATCAACTTTAAAAGTGTTTAAAAATTATTAAGTATTGATACGCTTTAAGTATGAAAAAACTTCCAAAAAACATCATAATATTGGGTCGTAAATATAATTTAAAACTTGTTTCTGGTGAATATATTACAAAAATAGCAGGTGTATTATGTGAAGCTTGCGTAGAATTTAATTCTAAAACTATATTTGTAGTGAAAGATTTGCCAGATGACGAAAAAATGATTGCTATATTTCATGAAGTTCAACATATAAGCCATTTAGTTTGCGGAATCTCTCAAGTTGTTTCCCCCGATATGCAGGAAATACTTTGTGAATCATCTGCGCAAGCATTTTATGACTTATTAAGGAGCTTAAATGGAATCAAGTAAATGGGTTATTTTTGGAGAGCAGGGAGAATATAGAGCAAATAGATCCGGACTTATTCAAACAAGAGTAAGAAGGGGTAGAAGTTTAGATAATAAAAAAGGAAAAAAAATTGTTAGCGATTGGGTTGATTTAATTCCAAGAAAATGCAGAACAGATATGTATGGTGGTTTTTATTATTGTGTTAATGCTGGATTAAATGGAAAGACAACCGACAGGGTTCATACAATTATTTGTAATTTATTTCATGGCCCAAAACCTCAGGGCAAGTACGAGGTCGATCACATAGACGGATGCAGAGAAAACAATAGCGCAGAGAATTTAAGGTGGGCTACCCATAAAGAAAACATGGAAAATGCAAGATATAGGGGTGCATGGAAAAAAATGGCAGAACTTTCTTTTCCTTATGAATCAGAAGAACAATTTTTAGCAATAATGACACAGTTAAATGCTGGAATCTCTCACAAGGAAATGGAGAGAAGGTACAATAAATCGAGATCAGTTTTTTCAAGATTAAGCACCATGGATAAACAATGTGGATTTGTATATAGACACAGGTGGTTAAGTGTAAAAATTCAAAAAAATGATTTTTTCGGAGGAGCCGAAAAGTTTCCATTGGATGGCGACACTTATCGAGGACATTTTAAATCAATCTAAAATTCTAATGTAAAAACTACAAACTTCTTTTAATCTCATTTTCCTTATTTTAAGGTTGCTCAAAATAAGGGAGTCAAATGAAAGAAAAATCAGTTTCTGTTGCAGAGCTCATAAAGACTCAACGTAAAAAATACAAAATGTCTCAGAGAAAATTATCTGCAATACTGGGATATCATAAAGTTCATGCTCAATACATTTCAAATGTCGAGCGAGGGCTTTGCCAATTCCCGAAGCATAAAATAAATGAGCTATCCAGTGCCATAGGCATAACAAGGGAGCTTATAGTTGAAGCTCTTGTAACGGATTACAGAGCAAGTCTAGAGTCTAAAGTTTATAATAAAGAACCATCCAGCTATGTAATAAGTTCTTAGTTTTGTAGGGAATGACCAAGTGCGTGTACAATTGTGTTATAATCCCTTTATTTAAATTATATGGGGGTAAAAAATGTCTGACTTGCTAAAGATTTACTTAGTTTTAACTCTTAGAACAATTGTATTTAAGGCTCAACTAGGGATCAGATTTTTACTTAATGGAAGGTGTTACCCAACAAAAAAGCAAAGAGAGAACGGTAGTTTTAAAGATTATTGGATTGGATGGTTAGCATATAAGCACTTTAGTAAGGTTTCTGTTTGTAATAATTGGTTAGAAGTTTATTTTCCCACACCTTCAAATGATTTCATTTTTACTACAAATAAGCATGGTGACAAAATGACTAAAACATTTAAGGAAGTTGTTGAAGTAATAAATATTAACAATAAATAATAGGTATTAAATGAAATTAAGAATTTATTTAAAGAATTTAGAGTCTAAGTTTAGCAGTAAAGAAATTGCTGACTCATTATGTGACGGGGCTTTTTTACAAAAATTTGATTCAACTCAAGAAGAAGTCGAAGAGCTTTATGATTATTATTCAAAGCTTGCTATTAAATACACTTTAGAGATTCATCATAGATCAGTAGCTACTATTAACTTTGGACACCCAGAGCATGACTTAAGAGCTACAGTGAAGGCCAGTACTTTATGGTCACTACTTAGAGAAGCCAAAAAAAGAAACTTTGATTTTGAATTTTATCAAGCCTACGCAAGATGCAAAAATTATCTTTAAGGACTTACTAATGGGGACATACAGCAAAATTTTAGATGTTAAATGCAATAAATGCGACAGCCTTATAGTTGAGTATCATAAAAAAAGCCCGTGGACTGACGACTTTGCTAGTGAATGTCCAAAATGTGAACCAGGCGAAGCTTTAGAAAGATTAATCTCGTGGGAGAGACGTGCTGCTCGTGAAGAAAACGAAGAGTAGAGTTTAATATATGCGATATTTTAATCTTATTTTTATAGCGTTTATTCTATGTGCTTGCGGCAAGCATGATAAGAACTGCATGAGTATGGAAGAAGCTACACTTCGGTGTAAGGCTGAATTAGTATCCGAATACTTCCCGGGAAGAGTTCCAGATTTATTAAATCAAACGTGTGAAAGAAGCTACTCAGTAGAAGCCTGTTACTAACTATCTAATTATTATTGACACCTATCTAAAATTTAGATTAGCCTGAGTTTAAGGGTCAGTGACCCGAAACATTAAACTCTGTGAGTGATATGATTCAGGCAAAAGAAATCCAAGTAGTGGACATAGATTCACTTGTCTTAAATCCTAAGAACAATAACAAACACCCTAAAGAGCAAATTGATAGACTAGCAAAGCTTATTCAATATCAAGGATTTAGAAATCCTGTTGTTGTATCAAAGCGAACTGGTTTTGTATTGGCCGGACATGGACGTATTGAAGCGGCTAAAAAAGCTGGCCTTAAAGAAGTCCCCGCCATGTATCAAGAATTTGAAAGCGAAGCACAAGAATACGCCTATCTTACAAGTGATAATGCAATCGCTGCATGGGCAGAACTTGATTTATCCGTGATTCATGCTGAACTAATGGACTTGGGTCCAGATTTTGATTCTGATCTACTAGGAATAGAGAAGTTTGAAATATTACCAGAAGACAAAAATCAAGATGAAGAAATTAATTTAAGTTTTAATTATAAACTAGAAGTTGATTGTGAAGAAGAAGATAAACAACAAATGCTTTTAATGGAGTTACAAGATCGTGGATTTAAAGTTCGAGTTCTCTTATAGAACAAAATCAAATAACTCTTTTAGAGTTCAATCTCTAATTGGCCAATACGATCTAGAAAAAAAAGATGTTGTTCAATCTTTTAGCGGAGATCACAAATTACCAGACAAATGGAATGTTGGCTTAATAGTTGGCAACTCAGGTACTGGTAAAACATCCATTGCTAGAAATGTCTTTGGAGAGTTTCATGCTTGCAAATGGAGTAATGATTCAATAATAGAAAACTTTAACTCAGACTTAAAAATGGATGACATTACATTTGCTCTTGGTTCGGTCGGGTTTAATTCAGTTCCGTATTGGTTAAAGCCATTTAATGTTTTGTCTAATGGAGAAAAATCCAGAGTCGAATTGGCAAGATTGGCACTTGAGAATAATTTGGTTGTTTATGACGAGTTTTCTTCACTGGTGGACAGAGATGTTGCTAAGTCTATGTCTAGTTCGGTTCAAAAACTATTTAGGAAAATAGACAAAAAACTTGTGGCAGTTACTTGTCATCACGACATCACGGATTGGTTGCAGCCAGACTGGATTTATGACACTGACAAAAAAGAGTATATAATCCCAAAATTAATCGAGGGGAAAAGCTCGAATTTAAGGTCACAAGAACAACAAAGCGATCATGGGAATTTTATAAAAAGTATCATTATTTGAATGAATCTATTGGCATGGGTCATTATTACGAGCTAACACTTAATAATAAAAAAGTAGGATTTATGCAAATAGCAAGATTCCCCCACCCTATTGCTAAAGACATTATGACAGTAGGAAGGTTGGTGGTTGTTCCAGAATTTCAAGGTTTTGGTGTTGGGATAAAGTTTATAAACACAATTGCTAAAATTTATAAAGAAAACAGAATAAGAATAACTACAAGTTTAAAGCCTTTTATGAAAGCACTAAACAATAATAAAAATTGGATATGCGTTAGAAGCGGAAGAGTAGGGCAGCCTGGCAAAAATTCAAAGATACACAACAAGTCTAGCTCTTCAGTTAGCTACAACAGAATAACAGCAACATTTCAATATAGAGAATAATTATGACTGTAATGGGAAGACCTAGAATTGAGATTGACTGGAAAGAGTTTGATAAACTTTGCGGTCTACAGTGTACGCTTGAAGAGATAGCAGGATGGTATAATTGTTGTGTCGACACAATAGAGAATAGAGTTAAAGAAGAGCATAGCATAACTTTTTCGGAGTATTTCAAGCAAAAGAGATCTTCGGGAAAGATTAGTCTTAGAAGAAAGCAGTACGAGACAGCCATGAGTGGGAATCCAACAATGTTAATTTGGCTTGGAAAACAATACTTAAAACAGACTGATAAGATTGTTAACGAAATACAAGAAGTGAATCTTGAATTTAAATCTGAGGATTAACTACACCCCACTTCCTTCACAGAAGCCTGTCTTCGATGATGATATAACCGAAACAATTCTACATTCGGCTGGCTTGGGAAGCGGCAAGTCATATAATCTTTGCATGAAGCTTTTAAAGCTTTCTAAGCTAAATAAAGGTCATGCTGGTGGTCTTCTTTGTCCATCGTACGCAATGTTCAAAAAAGATATATACCCAACGTTTCAGGACATATTCGAGAAGTCAGGCATATCGAGAGGGAAGGTGTGGGAATACAACTCTCAGGATAAGACCTACCAATTTATTTGGAATAATAAACCGCTCTATATTTTTACAGCTGAGAACGAAATAGCTGGACCGAACTTAGGGTACGGTGGAGTTAATGAATTTTCTCTTTGCTCGTGGGATAGAATTAACCAATTCTTAAGACGTATTAGAACTAGCTCCCCAAATAAACAAAAGATTCTAGCAGGAACACCAGAAGACAAGCATGGCTGGGTAATGGATTATCTAAACATGATGACCGAGCAGGAAGTTAAAAATCCGGGATCCTTTAAAGTAGTCTTTGGTGATACTGCAGAAAATAAACACATTGATCAAACTTACGTAGCAACACTTGAGTATATGTTGGACAAAAAAGCCCTTCAGGTTTTTAAAGAGGGAAGAATCATTAAGATAAGTGGTGACTTATTTTACTATGCTTTCGACAGGTCCAAGCACGTTTTTACAATTGATGGAATACCTTCAACGCAGCACGTTCATGCCAATCTAGATTTTAACGTAGGAAGAATGTCATGCACCTTTGCCTATAGGCTTGGAGCTAGAACTTACTTCTTTGATGAGTTCGAGCTTTTAGGCAACTCTGATACTGCGCAAGCCGCTAGAGAGATACAAAAGAGATACGGAAAGAATGTGACATTAACTATAGATGCATCTGGGAAGAATAGGAAAACATCAGGATCCTCTGACTATCAGATTCTTATTCAAGAAGGCTTCCCGGCAAATCAGATAAGATTTAAGTCGGCCAATCCAAGATTCAGAGAGAGACAGCTTTTGGTAAACGGCAAGTTTGATAAGTCGGAGATAATTATAAGCCCAAAATGTAAGGTCTTAATCAAAGATCTTGAACAAGTTGAACAATCTAAACTAACATTTGAGAAGATAAAAGATAAGGAAGGAAAGCTAACACATACCAGTGATACGCTAGACTACTTTATTGATTATGAGTTTTCGCTTTATATAAATAGAACGAGTCAGACAATTCAACTTTAGGAATAAAAGATGCTTAAGAATAAGAGAAAAGAGATTATCGAGTACGTAAGAAGTAATAGAACATTTCTCGCTGCCAATGATGAGTCTTTAAATATTTATGAGGGAAACTTATTTCCGTACTTAGACGCTATTCTACAAGGTTCTTTATCCCCAAATTATTACAACGCTATTAAGGATAGAGTCCTTCCAATTAATATTCTTCAAAGATTTATTGATAAAGTATCTGTTACTTATTCTAAGGAGCCGAAAAGAGTTAGTGCTAACCCTAGAGTTCAAGAGTTTGTACAGTTCTATGAGGAGCAGTTAGACATTGATCAATCTGGGTATATTGCGGATGCTTACTCCAACTTGTTTAAAGGCTACGCATGGGAGCCATACATTGATAAAAACGGAAAGCCTGCTATCAGGGAGCTTCCATTTAATGCTTTCTTAGTAATGTCTGACTCCTTAGTAAACCCTGAAGAGGAGACAATCTTTATTAAGTTCATGGGCAAGCGGGGGGATAATGAGGACTCTATGCTTCTTCATGTATATACTGACAAAGAGTTCGACGCTTTCTATATGAATGGCTTAGAGGCTTCAGAATATTTAGAAGAGAACCAAGGAGTTAATGCTATTGGTGTTATTCCGTTCGTGTATGGTAAGAGACAAAAGAATAGACTTCTTCCAGTGCTAGACTCTGATAATTTAAGAATTTGTAAAGCTATTCCAGTGATGCTAACGGACGGTGCGGGCGCCCAAATGTTTCAGTCATACAGCATAATCTGGGGACTTGATGTGTCTTTTGAAAATGCCAAGCTGTCCCCAAATTCTTTATGGTCTTTAAAGTCTGATCGTGATTCTGACAAGACTCCACAAGTTGGAACTATCAAGCCAGAGGCAGATACTCAAAAGATAGTTGAGTTTGTAATGACTATTTTTACATTATGGCTTGAAACTAAAGGTGTGCGAGTAGGATCTATGGGGCAAATTTCTGGTATGTCTCAGGCTTCCGGTATTGCTAAACTCATTGATGAAATGGACGTTTACGAGATTATCAAAAAGTCCCAAGAATGGTTTGAGAAAGACGAGTCAGAATTATGGAATATTAAGCTTCCCAAGATTCACAACTATTGGATTAAGTCAGGACTAGTAAACCCTTCAACTGTTCCCGGGTTAATCCCTGATGGAACTGTAATGGACGTTTATGTAGAGTTTGAACACCCGGCACCTATGAAGTCCAAGTTAGATGAAATTTCCGAAATCTCTCAAGAGGTAGCACTTGGAACAATGACTCTAAGACAGGCTATTAAAAAGCTTCACCCAGAGTTAGAAGATTCTCAAGTTGAAGAAGTGGTAGCCGATAGAGAGATCATGTAATGCTAGAGATAGCTTTTTTCCACGTTATGGTTTTAATAATTTGGAAGGTATTTTTTTACAATGAGTAAATACGATATTGAGAGAATAGCTATTCCAAGATCAATCAAGCCCAAGGATCGGGTCAAGATTGCTAACATTGTTTTAGAGCATATCATCTCTAGAACTGTTAGCGGTCTTGATCGTAGAAATAAGAAGTTTCCAAACTATGAAATAAATTATGCTAACTATAAAGGCGTTGGGAAGTCTGACGTTGATCTTGTATTAAGTGGCGAGATGCTTGAAGAGTTAACTCTAGTTTCTCACAAGGAAGGCGAGATAGTCATAGGCTACAAAAATCCTAGTGATGAACTGTCAGGGAAGGTTGAAGGGAATAGAATTGGCTCTTACGGTGGTGAGCCAAATAAAGCTAAAGCTAGAGACTTTCTAGGTATCCCAAAGAGTGAGCTAGAGATACTTATAGCCGCTATTGAGCAGGATATTGATTTAGACACGGGCGATATTAATGACTCTGAAGAAATAATTATTGGGACAAAAAGCGTTAATTCATTTGATTCTAGCTCTGTCCTAGACGCACTTCTTTTGGAGGAGTTTGGAGAATGACACCTCAGGAAAAGATAAAAAAGTTTAAAGAGAAATACGGGGTAGAAATAAAAAAAGCTCTAAAGCTTGCTACAGAACAAGCTGCAAAAAGCACAATGGAAAAGGTTATCAAGAGAACTAAGGCAGGAATTGGCACGGAGGGAGACCTCAAGGAATTGTCTACTTCGTATATAGAATTTCGTAAACGTTGGAGCTCTTTTCTTGCTAAGGATACAAGTCCGTCAAAATCAAATCTAACGGCTACTGGTCAATTATTAGAAGCTCTTTACTACAGAGTAGTAGGGACTAGATTTTTTATTAAGGTTAATTCTAAGAATAGAGATGAGGGCTTAGGCGGGGAAGAACTTGTAAAGGTTCAAGTCACTAAGAAGAAATCAGAGTATAAATCAAAGCTAACCAATGATCAGGTAAGACAGTTTACTGAGGACGCAGGAAGAGAGTTTCTTAAATTAAGTGATGAAGAGAAGAAAGAATTAGAAAAGTTTACGGCAGATATACTTAAAAAGTCTCTAAGCTCTGTTTTAAATGTGAGATTAGATTAATAATTCACCCTGTTAAAAAGTGTTGACAGGAATTTGTAATAGGAGAACTATAAAATGAGTACCGACAATGCAGGCAGTGCCTCAACTCAAGAGTCCGGTGGACAATCTGAGAATCAATCTAACGACAAAGTAAGTTATGACACTTACCGCAAAGTTCTAAATGAAGCTAAAAAGTATCGTGATGCTTTTAAGCAAGTTGAAGAAGAAAAGCAGCGGATGAGTGACCAGAAACTTAAAGAACAAAACGAGTGGAAAACTCTAGCTGATCAATACAAGAGCAAGCTGGACGAAACCTCTAAGGTTCTACAGGAGCAGGAAGCTTCTATTGTTAATGGAATGAAGTATCAAGAATTTGAGAAGCATCTAGGCGGAAAGTTAAAAGATCAGGATTATGCTACCTTTGTCCCATTTGACAAAATTGCAATTAATCCAGAAACGAAGCGTATTGATGAAGAGTCTGTTAAGGGTGCTGTTGCTGATTTTGTAAAGAAGCACTCGCATTTAGTAGAATTTACATCAGGTGCAAGGCTACCAAACGAAGCAGCTAAAGCAGCTCATGTTGGAAGTAAATCACTTAACGATATGTCTTCAAGTGACATCATGAATGAACTAAGAAAAATTGGAAAACTAACTTAATAGGAGATTATCATGCCTGACGTTTACATGGGAAATACACAACTTGGGGACACTAAAGCTACCCTCATCTCTAGCCTTGTTCAAAGAGAACTAGCTTTCGCAGCTATCCTTCGCGGTGCTGTGACAGACGTTTCTAACTTTGCTCTTCCAGGTGCTAAAGAAATTAAATTTCCAAAGCTTTCTTCTTTCACAGTAGCTAACCGCTCTGAAGGCGTACTTGGCGAAACTACGGCCGTTACTGCTTCTTCGGATTTACTAGCTCTTAATTTTAATGCTTATGTTTCATGGGCTATTGATGCTTTCACGGCTAGACAGAGTTCTATCGATTCTCAGCTTGAGTCTATCAAGCTTGCTTCTCAAGCAATGGGTCGTTATGTTGACGAGCAAATTATTGCTAAAATGGTAGCTTCTGCTGCTTCTTTTATCAATGTTGGCACTGATGCGGATACTACTTATGCTAACCTTGTTGATATGAGAAAAAACCTTCTTAAAGCTGACGCTATTCTTGGTCAGTGCGCTATCGTTTGTTCTCCTGCTCAAGAGGCTGCTATCATGAAGCTAACAGAGTTTAAGGATGCTTCAGTGTACGGACAAGCTAACATTCCTCGTGGTGTTGTTGGTCAAATCCTTGGTATGCCTGTTTATATCCATAACGGCTTACTTGATAAGCAGCTTTTCATGTTTGAGAAATCTGCGGTAGCTATCGGCTTCCAGAAAGAAGCTCAATATGGTGAAGAGTCTTTCTTGGAGCTTGGAGTGGGTGCTCAGCGTTGTGCAGTAGATCAGTATTTTGGTCTTGCAGCTATGCAAACTGGCCTTAAAGGTGCTGCTTCTGGCAAGTCTCCTCTTATCGTTGGTCTTAACGACTAATTAAAAAAGTTTCTTTACGGGTAGGGGAGAAATCCCTTACCCTTTTTTTATGAAGCAAATTACAGACTGCAAAGATTATTTAAAAGCCAAGACACCAGAAGGGCTTAAAGTTTTAATGATTAAAAATAATCTTAAAACTAACAAGTATCACGATTATAGAATTATCCATGATGGGTCATTCTGGTTCGCATGGTACGAGTTTGATGCTACCTCAATTATCGACAAAGAAACTTCGAGGGCACTAAATGAAGGACAACGTAAAGGATAGGGAGTTTGATAAGTTTAGATCATCTCCTAATAATCTTTCTAAAATTGCGGTGTCTGTTGAGGGTGATTCTGGTCTTCTTCAAGGTATAGAATACAATGATATTCAAGTAACGTACCCGACAAACGAAACAGAAAATTACACATACTATTACGATACTGTCATACAAGCCGTTATAGAAGTCACATATACAAATTTAAGTAAACAGGAACTTCTTAGAGTCAGAAGGCTATGAGAGTAATCTTTAACCCTACTACCTCAAAGCTTGATTATGTAGGCACACAGGATGCTCTTATCACTCAGGTTTACAATAGATCCGGCTCTACTATTAACAAGGGTAGTGTTGTTTATTTAAATGGATCACATGGCAACCTTCCAACTATTGCTTTAGCTCAGGGCAACTCAGAAGCCACTTCCTCGAGAACTTACGGGATAGTGCAATACACTCTCTTGAATAATAAAATTGGAACTGTTGTTCATGCCGGGCTTCTTCAAGGATTAGATACTCAAGCAATACCAGTGGGTGTATCGATTTATCTGTCTCCAACTGTTGCGGGAGCAATCACGACTACAAAACCACAAGCTCCTGATCACATGGTATTTCTTGGAATGGCAACAAGATCGCACCCAACACAGGGAAGAATCGAAGTCACTATCGTAAATGGCTTTGAGATAGAAGAACTTCATAACGTGCGTATAGTCTCTCCACAAGATGGACAGCTACTTTATTATGAGACATCATCTAGTTTATGGAAGAACATGGATGATAAATCACTTATCAACGCTTTAATATTTGGGTAGGAATTTATGATTAATCCTGTTGAGTACAATTTTCAATTATATGTAGGACAGACGCTAAAGTATCCATTTACTGTATGGAATGACGAAGCCCAAACAATTCCGTACAGCTTTACAGATCATACGGTTTCATCTCAAGCAAGAATCAATTACGCATCTTCGCAGGCCGTTAATCTAAACCCATCTATTGTGGGTAATACAATTTTTTTAAATGCTACTCCCGCACAATTGGCAGCATTTAATATTCCATCAAACGAGAAGAGTGTTAAATATGTTTATGATATTGAGGTTACTAAGCCTGATAATAGCAAGTGGACAATTGTAAGGGGCATTATTGAGATCTTTCCAGAGGTAACTAAATTATGAATTTAGTAGTATCTCAAAATATTTCTAAAATCATTGTAGTTAACGAAGAATCTCCAAGGATCGTTACAGTTAATAAAGGCTTGTCTGGACAAGGTGTTCCGACTGGGGGAGCTTCTGGTCAAATATTGACAAAAGTTTCCAATGCGGATTATGACACTCAATGGACTTCAAACGGCAATGGAGACTTACTAGCCTCTAACAATCTTTCGGACGTTGCCAATATAGAAACATCAAGAAATAATCTTGGTGCAATAAGCATCTCTGAATCAATTATAAACGCTTTGATTTTCGGATAAGGACTATATGAAAAAATTTATTACACCAACTTATACTTTTACTCCGGGTGCTTCAGGCGTTGGGAATGTTAATCTTTCTGGTATTACTGGCTTTGATGTTAAAAACCTCGTATCAGTTATTAACCAGACGAATGGCGTAGTGATTTACGCTACTGGTTCACAATCTCTTAGATACACCAGTGTCACAGGAAATACCGTTACATTGTTTTTTAATACTACTGGCATGAGTTCGGGTGACACTCTTCAAGTTATTTACGAAGACAATTCTGCACTTGAAGTTGTGTCGGACGTTGTAACTGTCGAAGGCGCTACTGCATCTGGGAATACCTTAAGTGAGATTTCCGAAGACTTTTCTGCTTCACTGGACACAGATATCTGGGACGTTTCATATCTTAATCAAGGTTCAACTTTTTATGCTATCGGTGGGGAAGCGTTAGGTTCTTCTTACCTTAAAATCTCAATGTGTCCTTATACAATTGACTCTCAGTTTCTACTCACAAGTAAGCAAACCTTCAGTCTTTCACTGGCCTTAAAATATTCCTATTCAGCATCGAAGAGAATGTATGGTAATCAACTCGAAGTCGGAGTTGCTTCGGTTGATGTCAATGGAGATATTGAGTACATTACTCAAAAGACAGACGTAGCTTTACCTGCTTCTATAACAGTTTCTGGAAGCGAGGCTTCTGTTGTTTTTGCAGCAAACCATTCTTTTGTTACTGGTGACA